GACCAGGTCATGGGTGACTACTACAAGGCAACCAATAAGCGGCCAGCGCAGACCGCATAAGCAAGACAGCATTGCGCAATCTGTAGCACCGAACGGCATCATCAATCTTAAGCAATCGAGAGGGCAACATCATGGCAGGATCATCAACTCAATCGCTCGGCAGTGTTGCGGCACTGATCCTGGGCGGTCCCATCATCACAGAGCCAGCGACACTGCTGAGCGGTCAGGATTTGGCCGCTGGTACAGCTGTGGGCCGAGTTACAGCAAGCGGCAAGTTGCGAGCCGCTGTGCAGACGGCAACCGACGGCAGCCAGACCATTATCGGTTTTATGACCGAAGCGGTACACGCCGACGGTGCCGATGCGGCGTGCCAGATCTATAAGGGTGGTCGCATCAATAAGTCGCTTGCTGTGATCGACGCCAGCTACTCTGCGGTGCATCTGGCCAGCATGTTCGACGGTACGCCGATCACTCTGGAAACACCGACGCAGAGCCGGGAGCAGCCTACCAGCTAATCGCAATCCATAGCTAGGGCGCAGCCCATCTGGCCTTGGCTCGACAGTTCTTTAATCTTTTATTTACGAGGAAACAACGATGGATACAACTACCCTGTTGGGCATCATCTCGCGCCTGACGCCTTATGATGCGTTCCTGCTCAATCTGATGTTCCCGGAAGTGGTGACATTTGACACTGCCGAGATCGGTTTCGACAAGATCTTCCAGGATCATACA